TAATCCTTATGGTCTTATGCCGTAACTACCGTAGTTAAATGCAGCTGGATCGTTAAACTGACCACGTTGATAGTGTTCATTGTCTTTACGTAATTCTAAAATCATTGTGTAACTATCGTTTGCGGCCATACCTCTGGTTGTAATGGCAATATCACCTTTACAACCAGCAGCACCTTTTGCATTATTTGGTATTGTTATCCAGTTACCAGCAGAATCATATTCTCCGTTACCGTTCATAACAAATAAAGGCAATGGTGTTGATGCATTCCAAGATAATGTTACGTCACCGCCAGACGCACAATCATACCATAAACGATATAAAGATAGTCCGTAAAAACCTAATGCACCAGTATTAGCCGTACTCGAAAGTAAATTTGCTTTAGATGTATCCATTGCACCATATAATGTGTTTGCTTGAATACGAACAGCATTAGATTCTTGGCCAGTACCATCAAAAGAACCGGTCAATTTAATAACCGCATGTTCTGTGGTATCTTTTATTAATTGATATGAAAATGAATTTGCCATTTTAAATCCCTGTTATTGTTTGAATAATATTTATACCAGTGTCAAAATTATTCAGTTTCGGTTGTTGCAGGTTCATTTGCATGTGCAACCTCATCTTCAGCAGCTGCATCATCTGGATTCATTAATTGTTTTGCAACTTCTACCTTATGTGTTTCAATATGAGCTCTAACTCTATCGTGTAGTGCAGAATATAATGCATTACGCATTTCGATTGCGTTATCTGTTTCTGCGTAGTCTACTATTTCTCTTGCTTTATCCATTGTTATCTCCTAATTATAAAATGCGTTTCAATCTGGTAAATGTTGTCTCAACTTCTTCTAAGCTGAGGTCACCTTTAACTGATTTCGAACCACTGGAACTTTTTGGTTTACTACTTGATGATGAACTACCACCACCAGAACTGGAACCACCTGTTGGTGCTGGGTCAGGCATTAATTGTGACTGTTGCACCATTTGGTCGGTTTGAACTTGTCCTAACATCTGTTGTTGTGCAACATCATTTGTTACAGCAACAGGCAATCCAAGACCCATTTCTTTTTCTGTTTCAATTTCTTTATCCATATCTGTAATCTCATCATCTGTTAGACGCAACACATTTTGTTGAATCCATTTTTGTGAGAAATAACGGCCAGTATATGGATCAACTGATTGTAACAACGTTAATCTTTGTGACATTAATTCCGCTTCTTTTAATTCGGAGAAATTATTATCTTTAATGAAGTCATAATGAATATCTTCTTTAAACAATTCCCATTCTTCATCTGTACAAATACCTTTTAGTACACACTGTACACGTAATGCTTGATTGAATACTTCGGAAAATTTACTTCTTAATCTATCCACAAATTTAGAGAATTTCAATTCATCTCTAGTAATCTCTGATGAACGACCAAGTGAGAAACCTTGGTTAGGTTCTAACCTGGAGATTGGAACACACAAGGCACCATATAGTTTCTTCTGAAAGTATTTAACGTCTTCCAGCTCACCTAGGTTCTGTCCACCTGGTAGTGTGGTAATCTCTGTGCCTTTGCCACCTTCTCTACGTGGTAACCAGAAGTCTTCCATCATAGACATGAACTTACGGTCATCACGTACCTCACCTGTGTTGGCATCATACACAAGTTTGTTCTTATACTTGACCATAATGTCACGCATGTATTGTTCGGCCTTTAATTTTGGTAAATTGCCAACGTCAATGTAAAAGATACGGCGTTCTGGAGCTCTCGAAATACGGTAAATGACCGTTGCATCCTCAATCATACGTAGTTGATTAAGAGGCTTAATTGCTTTATGTAGATAACTCAGAACAACCGCACGGCGGGAGTCCATAAGACCCGATACCACCGAAATAATAGAGTCTGTTGTAATGCGAACGCCAACAGGACCAAAATTGGATGCACTACCACTAACAACTTTGTCATTGTATATGTAGTATTCATTCACTGGTTGCATAACATCTGCACCAGTTCTTTCATCTTTTTGTTTCTTCATCTCACGAACCTTACGTAATCTACGTGGGTCGATGTAACGAAGTTCTTTGATACCTTCTTGTGGTTTCTCACGGTCAATAATGATGTGATAGTACATTCTACCATCAACATAGTAACGGCGGAAGATATCTTGTGCCATGTTCTGATAACTCAACATACGCAAAACGGTATTGAATTCTTCTTTAATGGCCTTTTTAATTTTGTCGGCAACTTTTAAATCATCTAAAATAATTTGTGTTATTTTACCATCATCATCTTGAACAATAGCTTCATTAACTATATCATCTATCGCAGATTCAATTTCAGGTTGCATGGCCATTTCACGGTAACGAGAGATTAGTTCTACCTCATTCTTTGCGGTACCGTCAAGGTCAACATAAGTGCCGTAGTAAGCGGCAGATGTAATAGTTAATGCTCCATCGTCTTGCGTTGGTGGCGCAAATGATTGTTGTGCAGTAGAGTCTTCCTCATCCTTTTGGCGAGAAATTGTAAAACCGAACAGTGAGAATTTNTTTGTGTTGTTTGCCATAGTTTGTGTGTAATTATAAAATCAAAAAATCATGGGAGACCCTATTGGGCCTCCCGCTATATATCAAGATGTTGTGTCTGTTTCCCAGAATTGGTAAGCAAACGTACATGTAAATTCTTCAATTGCGTCATTTGAACCCCAATCAAGGTCGATTGGTGCCAAATCTAATGGAAATAAACCAACGAAATTATATTTCTTTAATTCGTTGCCTGTTTTACCATATTGAATAACGTTTGCATCAACAGAATAACCATTAGAATTTCTTGCTGCGCCGCTTCTTACGTTGCCTGCGTGACTATTGATAGAGTTCATCCAGTTTTCTAAAGAATTTCTGATTGCAAAATCTTCATCGTTAATGATTGTCAATGTCCAGTCAGCAAAAGTTCTGTTACCTGGAAACTTCATCTCACGTCCAAAGTAAAATACTGGAACTGTACCGATTGAAGAACCTGGTAGTTGTGCTGTTTTGGCCATAAAGGTTAGTTTTTGGCCAGCAGNTGTTGAGTTTGTTACGTTTGATGGAAATATTAAAGAGACAGAGAATAAATTAGGACGTGCTCCGTCNCCAATCATATTAGCTCTGAATTCTGATACATTAAATGCCATTGTTTTCTCCTATATCGTTTATTTATTAAGCTGCGCCAACGATTGTTACGAAGTCAACACCAGTACCAACAGCAATAAAGTTCAACTGAATGTAGTTTACTGAACGTGCAGGTTTAAGGTAGATATCTCCAACGAATTGGTTGCTATCAATAACTTGTTGTGTGTTGTTTGTTGAATCGCAAACAACTCTAAAGTCTGTCAAACCACGGCGTCCTTGAATGTCACGCAAGAATGGTGATACTAAAGCAATAAATTGTGCTCTTGTAAATTCATCATTCAATTCAAACATTGAGAACTTGGCAGCTTGTGCAATTGCCTTTTCAAGTGTAATAAACAAACGGCGAACGTTAATACGGTCGAATGCTGATGGTTTGTTTAACAATGTTTTGTCACCAAACAATACTGTGCCTTGACCTGGGAATGATACAACTGGATTAACACCTGCTGCATACAATGTATCACGGAATGACTTGTTTGGATTCCATGCCAACTTGATAGAGTTCTTAATTGCACCACGGTTGAAACCAGCTGGTGAGAACCATGGGTCACGAATGTTATCTGTGTACACACACAATCCAGCAATATCACCGTTCAGTGGTACCCAACGATATGTGTTGTTGTATTTGTCGAATTGGTATTTCCATCCAGAATCAGCAACAACATAAGAAGAACTTCTTGATAGTGTTGTTAACCAATCTTGAATATTAGTTGTTTCGCTGCCTGCTTTATTAACTACGTCTGCATATCTTGGAGAGATAAAAGCCACACAGTCTGCACGACCAACAGCAATGTTATCAATAACATATTGTTGAACTGTAATTGAATGGCCGCCTGTTAGTACCAAGGCAACGTCAATAGATTCTTTATTAGCAAATAAATCGTAAGATGTTGTTAAGTTTCCATCAGTAGGTGCAACAGAAGAACCTGTAATTAAATTAATTACTTGGTTGGTTGCTGGATTTGCAAAAGTTCTACCTGCAGCAGTTTGTCCCCATGTAGCACTTGTTGTTGCATAATTAACAGGATCCATTGCATAAACATACTTTGAGTTATTAAAAATAACTTGTTTGTAGTAGTTTGTGACACCGTTGATAACTGCATCTGATGCGGCCGAAACGAAACCATATGTTTCTAAAATTGAACCGGCGGAACCAGTAAACAATCCGTCTTGGTCAATAACAACGATGTGCATCTCATCATTTACACCATTAACAGAATCAGCAAAATCTGATGTGCCTGGCGCAGATGTGAAATAATTTTTGTATGCCCATGTGCTATATGTTTGATTGTTTGCACAAACAGCAACAGTGATAGAGTTTCCTAAAACACCTGCATATCTGGCCGCAAATGGACCATAATTATTGCCGTTGTTGGTATTTAAATAAGTAGACTCGTAAACATCTTCGTTTTTAATCTGTACATTCAATGTACTACCATCGGTTGCATTGTTTGCTAATGCACCAACTGCACGTACAATACTTAAGTTATTACCATAAGACAGAAAGTTTGCAGCAGTAAAAAATGATACTGCTGAATCTGAATTAGGTTTACCATATGTGCTTGCGAGTGTTATTTCACTATCTATCTGTTTTACCTTGTCTGCTGGACCCCATTGAAAGGTTCCAGCAAATGCACCAGCGGTCTGTTGAACTGCGGGTACAACTGTTGTTGCGTCCACTTCAGATACAGTTACGCCTGGAGAGATTTGAAATGCCATTTTATTCTCCTTGAATTATTATGTTCTTTTGGCAAAATACCATAAGAGTATTTATGAAAGGCTGGTTTTATAA